TGGCGCGAAACCGTCAGCATTAACGTCGGCACTAATATCGGCACAGCGACGACGTTCAATACCCGCGTTACGCTCCTGCCGCGTTCGTATGAGTACATCCGTACATACTGGCCGGATGACACGCAGACCGGCACGCCCAAGTATTATGCTGATTATGACTATAACCACCTTATCTTTGTGCCAACGCCGTCAACGACGTTCCCGTATGAAATCAACTACTGGCAGCTTCCGCCGTTGCTGGACGACACTTCGCAGACGAACTGGCTGACGGAGTACGCACCCAACGCTCTACTCCACGGCACGTTGGTTGAGGCGTTTACGTACCTGAAGAACCCAGAACAATCCGCTGCTTGGTCCCAGGCTTATGACCGGGATATGTCGGGATTGAACAGCGAGGACTTGCAGAAGATTCTCGACCGCGCACAGAAAAGGAATACGGCGTGACCAGCTTTACACAAGTATTCGGCGGCGGAACGCTAGACCCGGCACAGCCTAGCTATAAGTCTTACACTGCCACTTCCAGCATTACGTCCGTATGGCCGATTGAAGCCTCGACCAGCCAGAATGTGGTGGCGGCGATTAACGACATCAGCTTCGGCACAACGACCAGCTTGACCTTCATACTGCCGCCAGCCAACCAAGTCTCTGTTGGCTACAACATGCTGTTCAACAACGTAGGCACCAGTGCCTTCACGGTGCTGGCCAACGGCGGCGGAACGATCCTGACCGCTACCTCCGGCGCGGCGTGGTCGGCATATGTGACCGACAACAGCACGGCTTCTGGCGCATATCGTGTTTATCAAGCCGGTGCGGGTACGTCCTCGGCTTCGGCTGGTACGTTGGCCGGACTTGGCATTAAGGCAATCACCACTACGCTGAATCAGGAATACCCTGCGTTCACTGTTGCCGTAAGCACCCTCATTACAGCGGCATATCGCGCCGCTACGGTCGTTTACACGGGCGGCTCTGGCACGTTTACGTTTGACCCTCTGGCCACGCTCACGACTGGCTGGTTTGTAAACCTTGTGAACCAGGGCACTGGTGCGCTTGTTGTTACGCCGCCAAGCGGGACCATTGATGGCGCTGCTACTAAGAACATGAACCCTGGCGATAGCTGCATTGTCACGACTAACGGTTCTAATATGTTCACCGTTGGTTTTGGACAAGATGCTGTTTATGCGTTTTCGTTTATTACAATCAACCTTGGCGTTGGTTTTAGCGGTAATTACACATTAAGCGGTTCAGAGCTTAATAAAACAGCCATTCAATTTACCGGAACTCTTGCTGGCGCGGTTAACATCATCGTGCCATTCACAGCGCAGCAATACTGGGTTGATAACTCAACAACGGGCGGCACTGGCTTTGCGTTCCTCGTAAAGACATCAACACAATCCGGGGGCGCGGCTGTTACTAATGACGGCACTAGCCCAAGGCGCGAAATCTTGTACTGCAACGCGACTATTGTGGTGAACGCCGATACAACCGGCCTTAGCACGCCGCTTGCCATTGGTGACGGCGGCACTGGCGCGACAACGGCCAGCCAAGCATTGGCTAATCTTGGCGGTGTAAACGATCTTGGCGCTGTTTCTTACTCATTGATCTTTAGCTAATGGCCGATCTGGTTCCCCTAAAGATAGCTTCACAGGCAGGGTGCAAACGCGACGGCACTCTTCTGGAGGGGGACAACTATGTCGATACGCAGTGGTGCCGCTTTCAGTTGCGTAAGGGCTTACCGCGCAAGATGGGCGGCTATCGCCGTCTGACGGCTGAGTTATCTGGCATCTCTCGCGGCCTTAACGTCTTTAACAGCGACCTAGACACCTACAGCCACTCTGGCTGGTCTGATGGTTTAGAGCGTTTCTTGCTCGATCAGAACGGAAACGTGTCGTCCATTGCTGACAGAACGCCGGTAGGTTTTACGGCTGACGCAAAGAATCTTTGGCAGTTTGATACTTTGTATAGTGCGGCAGACGTAACCTCCGTTTTACTTGCTCATGCCGCGCCAAATTTAACTGACATTGCTGCAACTACATCCGCGCCGGTTTATTACGGAGACGTTCTAGGCACAGGCGCATTAGTAGCGACGACCTCACCTGATGTATCTGGTGGTGTGATGTCTCTTGGAGCTTTCGCTGTCAGCTTTGGAAATGATGGTGTTGTTAATTACACCTCAGACAGCACCCCTAACGATGTTACCGGAGTTTGGGAAAGCGTTAGGCCAACAGCTTCAAAGCTAGTGTATGGCCTCCCCGTTCGTGCCGGTGCTGGCAACGGCCCCTCCGGTTTGATCTGGGGCATTGATTCTCTTATCCGCATGACATACGTGGGCGGGACTGCAACATTCAACTTTGACAACATCACCTCTGCCTACAGCCTTCTGTCCTCGCAGTGCGTCATCGAGTATGACGGCATCTATTACTGGGCTGGCATAGATCACTTTCTGAGCTTTAACGGCGTTATTCAGGAAGTTGAAAACGGTATGAACCTTAACTGGTTCTACGACAACTTGAACTACGCTCAATCGCAGAAAGTGTTTGCCTTCAAGATTCCGCGTTGGGGCGAAATCTGGTGGTGTTATCCACGCGGCACCGCCACCGAATGTACCCATGCCGTGATCTATAACGTCCGGCTATCGCGCATTTTAGGATACGCGGTTTGGTACGACACCGAGCTTCCAAACGATGGCCGTTCTACCGGCCAGTTTGCGCGTGTGTTCCGTTCGCCGCTGATGACTGGGATTGTGGCCGACGCGACCACCCTTAAGTACAAACTTTGGCAGCATGAGTTTGGCACGGACGAAATTGACGGCAACGACATATTGGCCATCCAGTCGTACTTTGAAACCAACGCCATCTGGCCAGCCGAGATGCAGGGCAGCAGCAACCGGGGTCTGTACGTGGACTACTTTGAGCCTGACTTTGTGCAGTCTGGAGACATGACCGTCCAAGTCACCGGCTCGTATTCCAACGCCCGTGCAGCCCAGGTCACCAGCGACCCCGTATCGTTCCCCGCGACGGCTACCTCGGCGGAAGAGCAGGTTGTGTACATTCGTGAGCAGCGCCGTCAGATGCGGTTTAAGTTTGAAAGCAACGTCACTGGTGGCAACTACGAGATGGGCGACACGGTTGCCCAGGTCAGGCCAGCCGATGGCAGGATTACCTCGTAATGGGCACCCATGTCATATCCCCCCAGGGCTTGAACGCCGTGGAATGGACCGGGGCTATGGCCATGTATATGGACAAATTTGGCACTTTGCCGTCTATCCAAAGGCCGGAAGACTGGAAAATCTGGGGTGCTGCCGCGTTACTTTTATCGTCCTTAAATGGTATAGTTCTGCCAAATCCCTATGAATTTTCCGACTTTGAGACTTGGGCGCAACGCTTTGTAGAAATATTAGCGAGTCGATCATGACAATGGGTTTGGTACAGGCGGCAAGGCAGATTGAGGCGCAGGGGCGTGGGCCGGATACCAGCCTCGCGCACATCTCGCCCGACGAATCCGCCATGCTGGATTACATGCAGGGCGGTCGGCGCATGAACCCGGTCACGGGTCTGCCCGAGTACAGCTTGTTTGGGAAGATTTTGAAGACTGTTGCCAAGATCGGCGCGTCCACGGCTGGTTTTATGTACGGCGGTCCATTGGGTGCCGCAGCCGCCAGCGCGGCTGTCTCTAAGCTGACGGGCGACTCTTTGAAATCGGCGCTGACAACGGGCGCTATTTCGGGGTTAACGTCTGGGATTGGTAGTTATGCAAGCGGCGTTGGTAAGGGTGCTTCTGGGCTTAGTAGATTAGGTGAAGTAGCCACAACAAGCGGCAATACGATAGCTTCTAGAGCAGCAGATATGGCTATTATGCAGAAGGCTGTAGACGCTGGATCAGCCGCTGTTCCCTCTGCTGTAGTAGGTAGTGGTGCAGATTTAGTTACTACTAACGTAGGTCCAGGAATGTTTTCAGGGGCTGGCCCATCTTTAACCGCCGCAGCCCCCGCCGCCGCAACTGGACTTAGCGCCCTTGGATCAAACATCATGAACGCCGGTTATGGCGTCCTGGGTGCTGGCCTTGGCGCAGCAATTCCAACCAAAGGCACCCCCGCAACGCCCCTCCCGGCCCCTTACCAAGTGCCGTATGACCCAAACAATGTATTCTCTTGGATGAGAAGGCCGAGCCAACAGGTGGCTGCAAATCCTATGGATGTTTACCAAAACAACATGCCAAATGTGGGTATGTACGCCGATGGCGGTGACGTCGCCCCGGCTGGCATGGGTCTGCCCCAGTCTGCCGCCATGCCGCAACTTATGTCTGCCGCGCAGTTTGGCTATCTGAACGCCCGTACCGGCGGCAGGATTGCTGGCCCCGGCGACGGCAAGAGCGACGACATCCCGGCGCTGCTTTCAAACGGTGAGCATGTGATCGACGCCGCCACCGTCTCAGACCTCGGCAACGGGGACAACGACACCGGCCAGAAGCGGCTTGAAGAAATCAAACACAAAATCCGCAGCAGTGCGGGTCGCAAGAATCCCCGCAAAGCCTCGCCTAAACAAAAGGGCCTTGGCTCTTTGTTAAATAGCGCACGGGCGTAGGAGATAGAAAATGGCTACAAATACAACTTATTCAACGGTAACGAATTTACCGGATCAAGCTACGCAAGCGTTTCGGAACGCCATATTCCCTAGCTTAGTAGGGCTGGCGGGTAACGCGCCCAGGGTTTATGGGGCTACGTGGAACGCAGAAACGCAGCAGTTTGACCGCGACCCCAGCGTACTCCTAACGGCTGACACAAACGCTGACATTGAAGCGGCTAACGCTCAAGTGCGTGCTGGCCAAGGGGCTGGTCAATTTGGTCTGGATCGCGGCGGCGCTAACATTGCCAACGCTGCTGGCATGGACATCTACGGCGCGGGTGCGCCAGCCTATGGTCAAGCCGGTCAATACTACGACCAAGCCGCTGCTGGACAGTCCGGTCTAGCCGGACAGGGGCAGTTTAACGCCGCTACAGGCTTGTTTGACCAAGCGGCTAATACCAACACTGCTGGCCAATACCAGCCCTACGGCGCGGCATCTACGGGCCTCTATGGGGAATCTACTTATCCCACCGGCCTGTCTTCGGCTTCGCCATATCTACAGGCCGCTGGCCAGTCTTCTGCCCAGAATATTAATCAGTACATGAACCCGTACAACGAGCAGGTAACAAACCGCATTGCCCAGCTTGGTGCGCGGAATCTGTCTGAGAATATCCTGCCTTCTATTAGCAGCGACTTCATCAAGGCTGGTGGTTACGGCTCAACTCGCCAGCGTGATCTAGTCGGTCGTGCGGCGCGGGATACCCAAGAGTCCATCCTGGGTCAGCAAGCCCAGGCGCTTCAGAGCGGCTACAGTCAAGGGCTTGGGGCTTCAGCGGCTGACCTGTCGCGCTACGGCCAGTTGGCCGGTACGGCTGGCAGTCTTGGCACCCAGCAGCAGCAGCTTCTACAAGGCGCTGCAAGCGGCATCAGCGGCGTTGGTCAGGCGGGTGCTGGTTTTTCTGGGTCTGATGCAGCGCGGCGTCTTCAAGCTGGTCAGGGTATGTTTGGCATTGGTCAGGCCAACATCCAGGCCAGCCAAGCCGATCTGGCGCGTATGCTTGCGGCTGGCCAGGGTCAGGCGGGCATTGGTGCTGGACTTGGTAACTTGATGCAAGCCAATGCGGCCAATCAGCTTGCGGCTGGGCAAGCCAACATTGGTCTGGGTCAATCTACCCAACAAATGAACCTCAGAGACGCCGCCGCATTACAGGCGGTTGGTGAATCTGGACAAGCCCAGCAACAGCGTGGCATTGACGCCAGCAGAGGGCAGGTCGCTGCGGAAAACGCCGCGCCGTTCTACAACGTCGGTCAGGCGTCCGCTATTGCAGGTGGCGCACCGGCAGGTGGATCGACTGGATCGACGACTACATCTGCGCCGGGTGCGAGTTTAGCTTCACAGATTGGTGGTTTGGCTGTTGGGATTGGAGCTAAAGTTCTGGCCAAAGGCGGGGCTGTTAAAAAAGGTTCACTGAAGAAGTCTAGCTACGGCAAGCTGCCGAAGCGTGGACTTGGAATGTTTGCGAGGGCTTCATAATGGCGTTCAATCCAATGCAACAGCAGCAGTCGCCCGACATGCTGATGGCGATGATGACCGATCCGCGTAGTACACCGCAGCAGCGTATGGCGGCAATGAACGCCTTGAACGCGCTAAGGGGCGGCGCGAACGCCCCCCAGCAGCCGCCGCAGATGACCGGCGATAGCACGGGCGTGAGCGACATGGACCCTGCGTTTATGGCCGCTGTGCGTCAGGAAATGATGGGCCAGGGGCCGGAAGAGCAGCCCGAAATCCCGCAGCGTCAGGCCGCGCCGGAAGCGCCGCAGAACCCGTCCACGGAAGCCCTGATGTCGGGCGCTGCCGATGCCAGCCGTGTGGCGGCTATGGCTCACGGCGGGGCGGTGAAGGGGTATGCGGTTGGGGGTAAATTATCGTTACTTCAGCCGTATATTGACTTAGCAAAAGAATACTCTGGAGACACAGAAGATCGGCCTATGTCTGATAAAGATTTGAGGTCAACTATATCTGATATTGGTTTTCGCATAGCGGCTGGTCAATCTGCACAACCTTTACAAAATGTAGCTACGGGTATTTTGGGTGGATTAAACGAATTTGATATTAAAAAAGCAGAACGCGCTAAAAACAGAATGGCCCAATTAACAACTGGTCTTTCATTGCAATCTGCTCTTGCTAAACAAAACGAAAATGTAAAAGCTCGTCCTGGAGAAGTTATCCTTGAGAGACAGCCTGATGGTACTTTAGTTCCTGTTTACACGGCTCCGCCACTTGATAAAGACACGGCGTTAGAAGCGAAAATAAAATTTATACAAAACGCGAATCCTGATCTTTCACCCGATCAAGTTATTAATATTGCAACTGGTGTCACGGGGATAGACCGCGACCCAGTAACTGGTGCAGCTAAAATATACAATTTGGCTGATCTTAGTGGCAATGGTAGACCACAAGCCACAGCGGTACAGCCAACAACTGGACAAGCAACAGTAGGGCAACTTCCATCTGCCGTAAATCAGCCACCTGTTAAGGCGGCGGATATACCCCTTCTTGAAGCAGTAAATTATTTGGGAGGTAGAGACCCTATTAAACAAATGGCAGCAAGCGCGACTATTGGCGCGTATGACCCTGGGCAAACGCTCAATATTGCTAGAGATAAATTAAAATCTTTTTCTCAAGATGTTTATGCAATGAGGGGTGGTTTATCAAGATTAAGTGAAAACGAAAGAAGTGAAATACAAAAATTACTTCCTTCAATGGGTGTGTTTGTTTCACCTGCCGCAGAATACGACAAACTTATTACGTGGAAACAAGACGCTGAAAAAACTATTAAAGAACAAACAGCAATAAGAAATGATGATAACGCTCCAGCGGATCAAAGAAAAGAAGCGGCTTCTAAAATTTCTTCTGCCGAAAGTATATTAACTAAAATTGGCGATCCTGAAAAAATTAAAAGACCAAGCGATGACGATACGGTTGGAAAGAAGGCCGCAGAAAAAAGCAATTTAAATTTGCCATCTCCTTCTTCTGAGGAAGTTGAAGCTAAGGGCTGGCAACAAGCGCCAGACGGGAATTGGTATAGAAAAGACGGTTCGGGCCAATATTCAAAGTGGGTTCCTTAATATGGCTGAAGTCCCAGTTGATTATGATCCATTTGCTGCAAAAACCTCTTCCTCAAAAGGGAAAGAAGTTTCTGTAGATTATGATCCGTTTGCAGAAACGCCAGCATATGCTCAATTCCCCGCTGCTTTTAATGTGGGGATAGCCCCTATTGTTGAGCCTGTAGAACGTTTTGTCGGAATGAACCGGCAGTTAGCTGCTGGAAAATTTCCATCTTACAGTGAATCTGAAACTCCAATTTCTAATTGGCTAAGGTCTGCAAGGCCACCTCAGACTCCAACCCAACGTGTTATGCGCCGCGCAGGTGAAGTTTTTACAGAAAATCTGCCATACACAGTTTTAGCAATGACTGGCGCACCAGCCGTTGCGGCTGTTGAGAAGTCTGTATCCCCAACGAGACTTGGCGCTTTGAAAAATGTAGCTATTGAAACGGCTCAAGGCATAAGAAATGCTCCAGCTACCGCTGCTTTGGGTGAAGCATTATCCACATTTACTTCTGGTCTAGGCGTTGGTACGGCAAGAGAATATTTAGGAGAAAAATATGAGCCACTGGGTGGGCTTGTCGGTGGTTTTGCACCTATAGCCTCCACTTATGCACCGAGCGGATTGGCTGTACGCGGAACAAAATGGCTATACTCAAGATTTAGCCCTCAAGCATTGGCTGAAAAAGCTAAAGAAACAGTTTCTAATGTTATTGGCCCATCTTTCTCTATTGAAGCAAGAGAAGGTCTTAAAGAAGCTGAAAGATTGCGTAAGCAAATTCCTGGCTATCAACCAAGCCTAGCCGAAGCAACAGGCTCGCCGTCACTTACAGTTACGCAACGCGCTATTGAGCAATCTGCTGAAGGCCAACAATTAGAAAACTTTGCGGCCAGAAGAAGGGCAAACGAATCTGCTATTTCAGCTTATGCAGCAAAAAATGCGCCTGAAGGATTTAACCCTGAATACGTTATTGATACAGCAAACAATAAATTAACCGGCTTGTATGGGCAAATAGAAGCTGCAAAACAAAAAACAGCCTCAATAACTGGCGGTTTATCAACAATATTTCCTTCGGCGCGAAGAGATTTAGGTTCACAGGGAAAAGCTGTGCGCGACCGTTATAACGAACTTCGCGTTACCACAAGAACCGAGATGGATAAATTAGCCGAAGATTTAAAATTGAATGATTTAAATCTTACTGAACCATTTCAAACATATGTTTCTGATGTTGATAAGTTAATTAAAAGTAGGTCTTACCTAGCATCAGAAAAAGGCGTTCCTGAAACCGCCAAAAAACTTATGGCCGTTAAAAGTTCCGGTGACAAAGAAGAAATTATACCTACAAATTTTACTGACATAATGGCGCTACGCACAACTATTTCTGATGATTTGCGTACAGCAACATCTGGTACAAACCCAAATCCTGGTCAAGCCAGACTTTTAAAAGTTATGGAAACAAAACTAGATAAATGGCTTGAATCTGCTGTCGCCAGCAAGTCTCCAGAAATCAAAGCTAATTACGATGCTTTTCGCGCAACATATAAAAAAGAATACATAGATAGATTTAACCAAGGTTCAGCTTTTAAAGTCAGACAACGAGATGGTCGTGGGTTTTACCAAACTCCAGACGAAAAAGTTGCTGAACTTTTTGCTAAAGATGAAACTAGTGCTAAACAATTTAAACAAACTTTTGGAGAAAACGCTCCAGAAGTTAAAAATGTTAATGATATTTTACTTGATGACCTTCGTAATTCAGCGGTTAAAGAGGGCGACATAAATCAAAAAGCCCTATCTCAGTGGCGTGAAAAAAACGCCAGTATTTTAAAAGAATTTCCGGTAACTGATTTAACAACTAAAAACTTAGAAACCGCCATGCGTAGCATTGGTGAGCGTAATGCAGTTTTAGAAGGTCGTAAAAAATCTATTGAAGATTCAATACTTGCTAGAAACTTACAGGCTGTAAATCGCGGAACTTTAACTCCTGATGAAACGATTGACCGTTCTTTAAAAAGCCCCAAATTAATGCAGCAAATAGTTGAAAGAGTTAGAGATGATGAAGAAGCGTTTAATTCATTAAGAAGGGCTGTTTGGGACAGGGTTAGCGTTCTGCCGCCAGCACAAATTAAGGATGCTCTTAAAACTCCATCTGTAATTAGTGTATTAAATCTTCAACAAAGAAATTCAATTTCTGATATTGCGTCTGCATCTGAACAACTTGCTAGAGTACAAGCATCAAGCGGCCAACCATATGATCCAAATATTCTTGCTGATATAGAAGCAAGGCTTGGAACTGGCATAAACCAGCTTATGTCAAGAGTATTTGCTGTTCAGTCAGGGCGTGTAGGAGCTAAATCTGCGGGTGTAGATTTATTAGGTAGATTTATGCGCGGTCAAAGCAAAACTCAAATGGGCGAGCTTTTGAATAAAGCAATGTATGACCCAGAAATAGCAAAAGATTTAGCTGATTACATTAAATTTCCTGGAACAAGGCAAATAAAGGCAAAACGAATAAACAGTTGGTTGTTAACCAATGGTTATTTGCCAGAGGAAAAAGAGAAACCTCCAGAAGTTCCGAATTATTAAATAACAAGGTATTTAAATGACCGACCCCACAGTCACGGAAGTGCGCCTTAGCCTCCATGAGCAGATATGTGCTGAACGGTATGGCGAAATCAAAGACGCCTTCAAGACTATCCACAACCGGCTGGATAAGATCATGTGGGGCCTGATGGGAATTTTGATTGCGATGGTGGGCTGGCTACTGGCTAACGGCGTGCCATGGAAGGGCTAAGGGAAGACCTGATTGCCGAGGAGGGCATCCGGCTCAAGCCGTACTTGTGCCCAGCCGGTAAGACCACCATTGGCGTTGGCCGCAACCTGGATGACGTTGGCATTACCCAGGACGAGGCTATGGAGATGCTCGATAACGACATTGATCGGGTCAAGGCCCAGCTTGCCAAGGCATTGCCCTGGCTGGAAACCAAGCCCCCAGACGTTCAACGGGCCATAGCCAATATGACCTTCCAGATGGGCCTGGGGGCGCTGCTGAAGTTCAAGAAGATGTTGGCCGCCCTGCAAGCCCGAGACTACAATGCAGCCCGTAGAGAGGCTCTGGACAGCGCCTGGGCCAAGCAGACGCCGCAACGTGCGAAGCGTGTAACTGATCTATTCAAGGAGGCTTAAATGGATACGACCAAATGGTATGCCAGCAAGACCCTGTGGATTAACGTAGTCGCCACCGTTGCCACCCTGGCCGGGGTGTTCAAGCTCGACCTCGGCCTGACGCCTGAAGTCCAGGCGACCGTGGTGACGACCATCCTGGCGCTGGTTAATATCGCCCTTCGGCTGGTCACCAAGACCGCCATCGTTAAGTGATCGGTCTGATTAAGGCGGTCTTCGGGGCACTCGGGGCGATCTTCGGGTACTTCAGGGACCGCCAGCTAATCAACGCTGGCCGGTCGGAACAAGCCAATGAAAACGCTCAGGCTACGCTGGACACCATTGCTAAGGTTGCTGTTCCTATTACCGACGCTGACCGGCTGCGCGTCTGGAAACGACTTGAAGCCAAGTATGGACCCAAGCCGGGTGTGTCTGGTGATACCAGCGCCGGACCTGACAAGCCCGACTAAGTGGATGATGGACTACGCGGTGATGTGGTCTGAGCGACTGGGGTGTGGGTGATGAGTGAAGAAAATAACGATGATGAATTCCGTTCTTGGATTCAAAAATACAAAATTAAAGAATCCTCAGACTACGATCTTAAAGCCGCGTTTAACGCCGGGGCTATTCCAGATAGTCGTGGACATTTAACTTCAAAATTTAAACTTCCTAATCACATTACTTATTCATATGATAGTGTTCATGCCAATGAACCAGATTCACCTCCACCGGGCCGTTGGGGGGGGTCTGATAAAACAGGTTGGACGTTTTATGCTTCTCCAACAAACATAAAAAATGCTGGTGGTATTGATAAACTTCAGGATTATTTTAAAAGAGAAGAACCAACATCAAAGTTAATTTTACCACCAATCAACCCCGACATTGCGAAGGCACGCGGAGGCGCGGTTCACCAACGGGCGCTTGGTGCAAAGTTGTTTGGTCTTAAATAGGCTCAATCTCCAGAGCCTTCTCAGCCAGATTCTGCATCCCTTCCCAATAGCCGGTCACGATCACCTCAATAAGATCGGACCACTCTTTCTTGCTGAACTCAGCCATGTCGGTCTTCTTCAGCCAGCCAAGGTATTCCCCAGCGCGTTCGCTGGACATTTCCATTGCCTTTAGTTCGTTTGCCGTTGGATCAATCATACGGTCCCCCATACATCTCATTGAACAAAAGTGCAGGACCGGGTCAAACAGGCCGATAGATTTCGGGTTAAACCGAAAGCCTCGACTCTCCCTGCGGCACACGTAGCACATCAAACCTGTAGTTTGTGATTTCATCAAATTTACCGTTGCGTTTGATTTGTATAGAACTTGGCTTCATCAATTCGTGTTGCCGCGCAATCGCTTCGGCTATGGAAACAGGAGGATTACCACCCCCTCGACGCCGCCACCAAGCCTTTGCCTTCTCAGCCGCAAAACCAAAGTGTTCTAGGCAGCACCATTCGCTGTACCTCAAGAACCCACAGCTATAAGTCACCTTGAGGCTGTCAGGCTTACCAACCTTGCGGTGCGTGCTGTAGTGGACGCTATCAACATCAACCCAGTGCGTAATGCTACCGCTCGATAGAACAGGCAGTTCGCTGGCCTTGGACACGATCTGAATCTCACGGGGGAACTCGTAGCCGCAGTCGGGGCATTGCATACAGGACAAATGCACAACGCTACGGCATTGGGGGCAGTTCTTAACCAACGGCCCGTCGCTCGGCCCAGTCTTCTCCCGGTGGTCTTTGTTCTTGACCCTGGCTTGATCCACAGGCCCGTGCCGTTGGATGTTACGGGCGAAGTCTAGGATCAGGCAGTCCTTCTTATCCTCGGCAATACGCATACCGCGCCCTACAATCTGCACATACAAACCTGGGGACTTGGTAGGCCGCAAGACGGAAATCATGTCTACTTGCGGTGCATTAAAACCTGTTGTCAGTACGCCCATTGAGCATAAAGCACGTACCTCACCGCGTTTAAACGCTGCAATCGTTTCAGCGCGTTCGTCTTTAGGCGTGTCGCCAAAGATGGTGCGGCAATCTACGCCCTCTTCGTTCAGCATGTCAGCCAGATGGCGGCAATGGTTTACGCCAGAGCCAAAGACCAGCCAATGGTTGCGGTCCTGGCCCCACTCGATCATCTCTTCTACGGCTCGGCGGTTGATGCCTTCTTCGTCCACCGCGTCTTGCAGTTCGGCTTGGATAAACTCACCGCCCCTGGTGTGGACGCCGCTGGTGTCCAATTCCAGCCGAGTGTTCTTGGTAATCAGGTTGCAGAGGTAACCTTCTTTAACCGCGTCCAACACGCTGTACTCGTAGCAAACGTCATCAAATAGCGCCCCATCGCCCCTGTGCAGCATCCCGCTGTCCATTCGGTATGGCGTGGCCGTCAGGCCGATGATCTTCATGTGCGGGTTGGCTACACGGAGGCTGTTGAGGAACTTCTGATACATCGTGTTGACCTTGCGCGGAATGAGATGCGCTTCGTCCACGATTACGAAGTCCACCTTCTGGAACAGGTGGGCCTTTGCATGTACGGATTGGATGCCGCAGAACACAACGGCTGGGGTGTGCTGGCGCTTACCAATGCCAGCCGAGTATATGCCAGCGTCAGCCTCGGGCCATTGACGCATCATCTCTTCATGGTTCTGTTTAATCAGTTCCATAACGTGAGTGACGACCACGATCTTCATCTCGCCGTATTCGGCAATGGACCGGCGGCATATCTCAGACAGCACAAGGCTCTTGCCCGTGCCTGTGGGCAGGACGATCAG